ACGGGGTCAATCGGCGCGGCAGAGAAGGCTTATCAAAGCTTGTTCGAGTTGTCGCAAAAGACTGGTGTTGCGGTATCCGAAAGCGCCGGAGCTTTTGGGCGCTTTGCCATTGCGGCGCGCGAAATTGGTGCGACCAATAATCAAGTTATAGAGCTTGTCCGCACGGTGCAGCAGGCCGGGATAATCGCGGGCACCACTACCCAAGAAACCGCATCTGCCACAATGCAGTTAGGCCAGGCGCTTGCATCAGGTCGTTTGCAAGGCGATGAACTCCGGTCAATCATGGAGAACATGCCGACGCTTGGTGCGGCACTTGCGCGCGAATTGGGCGTAGGTGTTGGCGAACTTCGCAAGATGGGCGCCGAGGGCAAGCTAAGTGCTGATGTGGTTTTCCCGGCATTGTTGCGCGCCGGGCAGTCTATCAATGTCGAATTTGAGAAAATGCCGCTTACCATGGCGCGGTCATTCTCAATTCTTGGCGAGGCAATGACGCGCTTTGCGGCGGACTTGGACCGCGCGCTTGGATTGTCTCAGGCGATTGCGCGGGCGGCACAAAACGCGGCGGCGGCGGTTAATGCGGGACGCGGTGCGCTTGGGCTTGGCACTCCTTTGGAAATGGCAACATCCGGCTATGAAACAAGCCGTGAGCGCGTGACCAATATAGACCGGCAGATTGCCAATGCGGAAGCTGCGCTTGGTGGTGCAATGCCGGGCGGAACTCGCGGCATTATGCGCCGCAATCTCGAAGCTTTAAGGCAAGAGCGTGAACTTGCCATCAAGGAACTCGAAAGGTTCATAGCGCAGCGCAATCGCTTAGAGCGTGAAGCGCAAGAGGCGGGCGAGGCAGAGCAATACACCGCCGGGCAGCGCGCTATTCAATCGCAGCGGACCAGGGATCAGGCGCGGCTAGAGGACCTTTACAAGGCGCTTGATAAGGACCGCACCATTCGCGCCGAACATGCCGAGCGTGTAAGGCAGATTGACGAATTGGCAGCGCGCGGCACGCTCAATCAAGAAGAAGCAACGCGCCTTCGCACCATTGCCGAACGCGAGCGCGATGAGGCCTTGGCGCGGCTTGTGGAACGCACCGATAAGGCGCGCGATGCGACCGAACGCTTGACGGATGCCGATCGCGACAATCAAAGGCTTGTGCAACAGGGCGTGTCATTGGCGGAAAATGCTGCCACTGAAAACGAGCGATATGAGGCGCAGGTTCGCGCTTTGACGGCGGCTCTGAATGCCGGTCAAATATCTCAGGAACGCTATAACCGCGCGGTGTCGCAGTTAAGCCCTGCCATGCGTGAGGCGCGGCAGGCAGAAGAGCGCGCATTGCAGGAACGCGAGCGCCTTAACAAGCAGATTACTGATGACATAGTGCGCTATTCGGCGGATAGCTTTGCCACGCTTTGGAGCAACACCGGGCGCGGATTTGCAGGCCTGATGGAAAGCATGTTGCAGATGGTGCGCCGGACTTTCGCGCGCATCGCGGCAGAGGCGGTAATCCGGCCAATCGTGACGCCTATCGTGTCCAGCTTCGTGACGCCTATCATGGGCGCGCTGGGCTTCGGCGGTGGCATGGCGCCGGGCGGGGCGAGTGCGGGCGGCGGCGGTATTGGCCCGGGTCAGATATTGCAGGCAGGCCAGGCCATTTCTGGTATGGCAGGCGGCGGCGGCGGGCTTATGAGCATGCTCGGGCTGGGCGGTGCTGGCGCGGGCATTGCCAGCTTTCTGGGGCAGCCTGTTTTTGGTGCGGCGGCGCAAGCTAGTGCAACAAATAGCGCCTTAGCGGCTATGCCAGGCGGCATGATGGGGCCTGCTACACCAGCCGCAGTAGGCATGCCCGGCATGACCCTCGGCGGCGCGCTTGGGGCTGGCGCGGCAGGCTTTGGCGCGGGTATGTTGACCGGATCAATCACGGGCAGCATTCGCGGCACCGCTGATCCTACGACTGGCAGCGCCATTGGTGCGGGTCTCGGCACGGCGGCAGGCTTTATGCTGATCCCAGTTTTGGGGCCTGCTGGCCCTATCATCGGCGGCGCCATAGGCGGTGCAATCGGCGGCCTATTCGGACCAACCACGCGCGGCATGGCGTCCCGCGCGGGTGGCGATGTTTTTCTGGGCGTCAATGATGCCGGCCTGCTGAATATCACAAACGCCGCTGGCAAGCGGTGGGATCAGGCTGGCGCGACGGCGGCGGTGCAGCAGCAACTCGACGCCATCAATCAAGCAGCGGCAGCGCGCGGTCTGACCTTCGCCGCGCCTGGGCAGCACGCGGTCGGCTTTGGGCAGGCGTCCGCATCGCCGCGCGAATTGCAGCAGGCGGCGTTTATCGCGCAACTGCGCGGCGGCAGCGCAAACCAAATGACCGCCTTCGCCACGCTGGCAGGGCGGCAATCTTCCACGCTGGAACAGGCCTTCCAGGCGGCGGATTTCGTCACGCAGATTTATGATCCGCTGACCCGCGCGGCGGAACAAACCAGCGCCTTCACGGCGGCGATGGAAGCCCTGACCAAGGCTTACGATGACGCCATAACCAAGGCGCGCGACTTGGGCCTGTCTGAGGCTGATCTCGCCGCGCAGCGGGCAGACCGCATCGCCAGGCTGGAAGCGGACCGCGCGCGTGATCTGGACATCATAGACCGCACCATTGCATCGCGGCGGATGATTGCCGCAGGCGATACGCGCGGCGCGGGCCTGACGCAGTTTGACCTTCGGGCGGAAGCGGAATTGCGCGCCTTTGGGGACCAGCTTTTCGCGCTTGGGTTTGAGCGCACCGGCGATGAATACCGCCGCCGCGTGGTGGAATTGGAACAGGTTATCGCCGATGAACGGCTGGCCGTGATGCGCCAGTTTGACAATCAAATGCGCGGCATTACGCAAGGCTTGCTGGAGAGCCTGACGCTTGGCGATTTGGGCGGCCTGCCTTTGGAAGCGCGCTACGGCGCCGCGCTGGCAAGCCTATCGGCGGCGCAACAGCCTTTGCTGGACGGCGCGACGCCAGAAGAATTGGCTGAATTTGCCCGCGTGGCACAGATTGCGCTGCCCGTCGCGCGGGAGTTCCTCGGCATATCCGGCAGCTTTGCGGAATTGGTTGCCGATGTTTCCCGCACGCTCCGCACCGCCGCGCCCGGCAGTGACCCGGCCAATCTTGGGGCGCTGCTGGAAGCCCAGGTGGCGGGTGCGGATCGGCTGGAATTGGCCGTAATCGGCACCGGCCAGGCGCAAACGCAAGTCTTGAATAGCCTGCTGACGGAACTGCGGCGATTGACAGCGCAGAATGAAGCGCTGTTGGCGCGCGCCACTGTGTAAGGACGGAACCCATGCCCCTAGCCGCTTACCGCGCGAAACAATCTACTGATACAACTGGCACCGGCACCATTGTGCTGAATGCCGCGGCTTCCAATGCACAGAGCTTTGCCGCTGCCTTCGGCGCATCATCGCGGCGCGTCATGTATGGCATAGGCTGGTCTACCGGCTATGAGATTGGCCTCGGCGATTTCAACGGCGGATCACCAGGCAGTTTGACGCGCGCGACGGTGTTGCGTTCTTCGAACGCGAACGCGCTTGTCTCGCTTCCGGCAGGCACCAAAGATGTCTTCGCCGTGTTCGAACCTGCCGCGCGGGAGGTTGTGTCATTCTCCGCGACCGCCACGCTGGCCCTTGCTGACCTTGGCAATGCGGCGATTTTCACCGGCGCCAGCGCTGCAACGCTTAATCTGCCCGCGATTGCGACGGCGCCGATTGGTGCGGGCTGGCTTGTGCTGAATACCGGCACGGCGGCACTGACCATTGATCCGAACGGCGCCGAACTGATCAACGGCGCAGCGACTTTGGTATTGCAGCCGGCGCAATCTGCCCAGGTGTTGCGTGAATCCAGCGCATGGCGCGCGGCGGTGATGATGGGGCCGAACGTCACCGGCAATTTAACCGTGAGCGGAGAAGTTCAATCCACCGGCCCGATACGGATGCAGGCGGGGACTGCGCTGCTGCCTGCCATTACGCCAAGCGGCGATCCTGATACTGGCCTTTACGCGCCCGGCGCGAATATCTTGGCGGTGTCGCTTGGTGGTGTGGAGGTCGCGCGGTGGGAAGGCGGGCGGTATCAAATCGCCGGATCGGATGGCGCCACCTTGCAGCGCGTGGCTGGCGCGTCTTATGCGCTGCGCCTGCAATCCCTGGCCGCCACTGGCATGAATGTGGAGGCGGTGAACCCGACTGAGGCGAGTTTTCAGCCTTTGCTTTTGGGTGGTTCTACCGTCACGCTTCGCACCAGCGGCACCACGCGCGTCTCGGTGCCAGCTTCTGGGGCGGTGAATGTTGTCGGGCCTTTGGCGATTGACGGTAAGAATGTCGGTATTCAGCAAGGCACGGAGCAGGCGACCACAAGCGGAACTCAAATTGATTTCACCAGCATTCCGGCTGGCGTGCGGCGGGTGTCGTTTCTGCTTAATGCGGTTTCGGCGGCGGGCAGTCAGAAATCTTTACGCCTTCGGATTGGCCCATCAGGTGGTGTCGAGACATCGGGATATTTGTCGGGATCGCAGGCCACTAGTAATGGTACAGCTGTTACAGATTCTTTCGAACTGACTTGGGGGCCGGATTGGGCGGATAGCCAAGGTTGTGGCATTGTCATTCTGCAACGCGACACAGCCAGCGGCTGGTTTTTGACATCGGCGCTGCACAATCCTGGCACGCCGAGAATTCATTTCGGCGCAGGCCGCAAGGTGATCACTGGCGACCTTTCGCGCGCGCGCTTCTATTGGGCAGACAATACCGCCTTTGATGGCGGCGCCATCACCCCGACATGGGAGTTCTGATCATGACCCCGACACGCATCGAAGTGAATGTCCTTACCGGCGAATCAATCGAAGTGGAATTGACGCCAGAGGAAATCGCGGCGCTGCCACCGCCGGAAGCGCCAGCCATCCCGCAAGAGGTGACCAATTTCCAGGCGCGCGCCCTGCTGATGAATATGCCGGGCAGCGCGCCGGGCCGCAGCCTGTTTCAAGACGTGAATGACACGCTTGAAGCAATGGGCGGCGTGGAATGGCAGGCATGGGAATATACCACGATTTTTCCGCGTCATTCTGCCTTAATCGCGGCGATTGCCATGCAACTCAATCTTACCGAAGCGCAGCTTGACCAGATGTTCATCGCGGCGGCGGCGATTAGCGTTTAATGAAAACGCTCCGCCTGATCCTGGCCGAACTCAATACGCCATCGGCGCAGCGTGATCAGTGGTTTCTATGGTGCGCGGCGCAGATGGCCCATGCCCTGATCGGCGCGGCCTTGGCCGGCGCCTGCATGTTTTGGCTTTCGCCAGCCGTGGCCTTTGCGGCGGCGGCGCTTGGCTATGCGGCGGTGAAAGAAGTGCCTGATTTCTGCCGCGCGCCTTCATGGGCCACGGCGCGCGATTGCGTGCAAGACGCGCTTTTTGTCACCGCTGGCGCTGCCTTGGCAGTAGCCATCGCGGGCGGTCACGCTGCCTTGTTTGCGGTGTCAGTAGCAGGCGGCGCGGCAGGGCTTTTCTGGGGTGCGGCGGTGCGGCTGAAAGGGGCGGGCGATGTTCGGTGATGACGCGCCAGCCATGGACGCGCCTGCCATGTTGGCAGAAAGCCTGTCCAACGCGGGACTTGCCTTTCGCCCGGTGCTAACCATCGGGGATCAGCCGCGCGCCGTGATCCTGGCGCTGGAAATTCAGGTCAAGGCGGTGGCGGCATGATCGCGCTTGACGCGCCGGGGATGCTGGCGCCGGCCTATCTGCCGGATGCCTTTGTCTCGCCCCAAAACATTACGGCGCTGCGCTTTGCCTCGGCGGGTTTTTACTCTGCCACCACTGACACGCCCGCGCTGGAGTTTTTCGAACCGCGCATCCTGGGCGATATTGAAATCGGGCAATCTGCCGCAGATGCGGTGGCAGTTGGCGGACGTGTGGCGCTTACCGTGTCTGAAATCGCGCTGGCAGATGCGGATGGCTTCGCCGCCGATCTGGCGCGCTATGGCATTGCCGATGGCCGGCAGGCTTGGGTTTTTTCCATCCCCGTCAATGACGCAGGCGCCAGCGATTTCGGCACAAGCCTTGCCAGCGCCGCCGTGCCGTTTTCGGGCATTGTGCGGCAGGTGGACCGCACCGGCGCCTTTGCCGCGCGCTTGGCCCTGAATGACATCACAGAGCGCCTTTCCACCCCTTTGCAGCCCACGCTTTACCAGGGCACCGGTGGCACGGAAGGCGGCACGGATTTGAAAGGCAAACCCAAGCCGGTGGCGCTTGGGCAGGTTTTCAATGTCGCGCCGGTGTTTCTGGGCAATGTGGACTTAGGCGCGAACAGCCTGCCGACCTATCAATCACATTGGCGACAGATTGCGGGCCATGACGCCATCCGCATCCGGGGCGTGGCGCAGACCATCATAACATCCGGCACGCCCACGGTGGGCCAAGCGCGCGACTATCCGGCGCAGGGCCTGTTTCAACTCGGCGCATCGCCGGATGGTGACGTTACTGCCGATCTGCGCGGCGATGCCGTGCCGATCTACATAAACACGCTGCCCACCATCCTGCGCCGCATGTTGGAAAGCCTTGGCGGCGCGTATGCTGCCAGCGAGTTTGAAAGCACAGCCTGGGCATTTGCCGAGGTGGACTTGCCGGGCATTGTAGGCTTCTACCAGCCCGCCACGGCCATCAGCGCGCTATCGGCGGTAGAGGATATGCTGGCAGGCTCAGGCGCCATTTTGGCGGGCGGCAGGGCAGGGCGCTTGATCCTGGCTGATCCGCTGGCGACAGATGCGCCGCAATTCGATGTGGCCGCTGCCACCATCCTGGAATGTGAACCCCTGCCGCTTCCTGCCAGCCTTCGCCCCCTGCCGCGCGCGGTGGCGGTGCGGTGGGACCGGAACCATGCGCCGCTTTCCAATATCGCGGGCGCGGTATCGGCGGCGGATCGGCAAAGACTTTCGCAGGAAGGCAGCTTTGCGCGGGCGGAAAGCGCAGTGATCACATCGCAGGTGGCGCAGCAGCGCGACATCAGCTTTCGCGCCAGCTACGCGCTGGAAGCGGATGCGCTGGCGCGGGCAAACAAGTGGCGCGCGGTTTTGGAAGCCGGACCGCGCATGGTGCGGGTGGTGACGGATCGTTACCTGGGTCAGATCGAGATCGGGCAGATTGGCCGCGTCACCTATCCCGCCTTTGGCCTGCAAAACGGCTTCATTGGTGTGGTGGTGGGCTGGCGCGAAAACCTGAGCGCGCGGCGCGTGGAAATCACACTTTGGGGGGCGGGCTGATGCCAGGCGCTTTTCTGTATGATAACGCAATCGCAGCCGCGTCCTTGTCCAGTAATGAAGCCAATGTGCCGACCATGCCGCTGCAAAATCTGCAAGACGCGCAACCGCGCCGCCGCGCGCGGCTGAATGCTTCCAGCGCGACAATCTATGCCGATTTCAATGCGGAACGATCTGTGGATTGCGCTGCGCTGATTTCCACCACGCTTGGCGCAGGCGCCACGGTGCGGGCGCGCGTGGGGTCTCAGGAAGCGGTGGTGGAAGCCGTGCCGATGGTAGCGCTGGATTTCATGCAGGCGGTCCCTTCCAGCGTGGCGGGATGGTCCGCCGCGCGTGGCGGCGGCGGCGGCGTGGGTGAGGCGACGTATTTCGACGCCGATGGCCTGCTGAAAATCGCGACGGCGGGCGAATGGCGCATAGACCACATGCCGGGAACGGGCGAACGGCGCGGCCTGCTACTGGAACCGGGCCGCACCAATGCCGCGTTGCGGGCGCAAGATTTTACGCAGGCGGCATGGGTCAAGACCAATATCACCGCCGCGCGTGACGTGGTTGACCTGCGCGGCCTTGCCAATAGCGCATCGCGGCTGACCGCCACGGCGAATAACGCGACCGCGCTGCAAAGCATCACGGCGGCGAGTGCCACGCGCGTCACGTCCTTTTATCTCAGGCGGATCACTGGCACCGGCACAGTGGAAATTACCCAAAACGGCGGCACGAATTGGACGGCCGTGACGCTTTCCGGCGACTGGCAGCGGTTTGCCATTCCTTTCGCCACCATCACCAATCCACAGATTGGTATCCGCCTTGGCACCAGCGGCGATGTTATCGCGGTGGACGCTGCGCAATGTGAAATCGGCACATTCCCGACCAGTCCAATATTGACGGAAGGCGCCGCGCTCACGCGTCAGGCTGATGGCGGAACGCTTTCTATCGCGGTGCCGGACAACTTTACACTGTTCACTGAATCGCGGCACGCGGTGTTCAACAATGATGCGGGTCTGAATTTTCCGAGTGTGTTTGCTGTAAAAAAACCAAGCGGCATTCTTGGAGATTTGGCCCATCGCGTTTATGGCGATAACGGATCGTTTGTCGCGGATTCTGTTGCAGTCGCTTCAGGTTCTGCAATTTTTGACTCCGCCGATATTGCAATATCCGCCGGCCAGATGCTTACTCAAGCCACCGCTTATGCTGCTAATGACATGGCTTATTCAGTGAACGGTGGCGCTGTCCAAACGGATACGTCTGGCGTGCTTCCTTTACTTTCTCAAATCCAGATAGGCCAAGGCGAGGCGGTCACACACCTTCGGCGTTTGAGGCTTTACAGTAGGCGATTGTCAAACGCGCAGCTGGTGGCGCTGACCGGCACTGGTTCAACCCTTGTCGCCAGCCAGGTCACCGGCGATACCGGCACCATCGCGGCGGAAGCGGAAGCGGCAAACCAGGGCAATGTGATCCTGACACTGTCAGCGCCTGCGCTTGGGCGCATTCTTCGCATTGATATTGAAAACCCCACGGCGACCTTCACAGACATCGGCGTATTGGCGGCGGGACAGCTTTGGAAAACGGAGCGCAGCATCGCATACGGAATTGACGAGGGCCGGTTGATGCTAGACCGCCGCGACAGAAACGCCTTTACGGGGGCAGAATTTCCGGTCCCGGCAGTGATCAATCCACGCTACGCGCGCTTTACGTTGCCGGTGCTTTCCGATAACGAGGTTCGCACGCAACACCGGGAACTTGTGCGGCAGCTTGGCGCGGCGCGCGACGGGCTTGTGATCCCTGACATCGCCGATGGCCTTGCAGAGCGCAACCGCCGCGCTTTGTGGGGGGCATTAAACGAGCCGGGGACAAACGCTGGCACGATCATGGCGGCGTTTAATATCAATGAGCGAAGCTTCACAGTGACGGAGCGCGTGTAATGCACGATGCGGTTAAAGAAAAACTCGTTCGGGCGCATGAGGCGGTCAAAGAACATGGCGCAATTCATATCGCGGCCAAAAAAACCGGCACTCCCTTTACGACAATACGGAAGCATTACAATGATGCGCTGGCATTACTTGGATTGCCAGACGTGCGGCACCATCCGAGAAGTCTTGCTCACACGCCATTGATGGAGGCGCCGCAGTCGCCCAAAAGCGAATTGATTTCGCATTTGCCACCAATCCAAGACGCCACGGCGATAGCCTTCTCAGATTGCCATTGGACAAGCCTAGTGCAGCCTCTATCGCTGGCGCATGAGGCGCTACTTATTATGGCGCGGTATCTCAAGCCGGACTATCTGTTTTGCGTAGGTGACGCCTTAGACATGGGCGCAACGTCACGCCATGCGCCGATAATGTGGTCAGACGTGTCTAAACCCAAAGTCAAAGACGAACTCGCCGCCGGGCAAACACATTTGCGCGAATTGCGCGAGGCGGCGGGCAATCCCGCATGTTATTGGATACGCGGTAACCACGATGATCGGTTTGACAAATATCTGGCAGCACACGCGGCGGCGTTTGAAGGCATGGGCGCTTTTACGCTTGCCGATTGGTTTCCTGACTGGAAAATGTGCTGGCGTCTCGACGTTGGCGAAAACGTGTCTTTGGTGCATCGCTTTCACAATGGCGTTCATGCCGGATACAATAACGCCATGAAATCCGCGCGAACGGTTATTTCAGGCGATACGCACGCGCTTGAAGTCAAGCCCTGGAATAATTGGACGCGGCGCCTATGGGGGGTGCAATGCGGCATGATTGGCGATCCGGCGTGGCCCTGTTTTAATTACCGCTTGGCGCAGCCTGGGCAGCAACAGCCGGGCTTTATTGTGCTGACATGGAAAGACGGCGAATTGATGACGCCAGAACCTTGCGAGGTTATTAACGGCGCGGCATGGTTCCGGGGTGAACCCGTTGCAGGGCGCGTGCGTGTTAAGGCGGGAAGGTCTACCGCATGAGCGCCGATATTGATGCGATTGTGCATGACGCCGAGACTTGGCGCGGCCAGCGCGATGCCATTGTGCGGGCGGCGTTGCAGGCTTTGGCGCAGTCGGGCGCGGGGCTAGATTTTCTGGCGATGCAATTCGCGTTGGCAGCGGCCTTTGATGAAGCGGCGCGCCATGAAATGACGCGGCAAGGTTCGAGCATCGCCTGGGCCGTGCTGAAACGCAATTCGGAACGCTTGACCGCACCATAGGGGGTTCTATGACCGCAAGCCGTCGCCCGCCCGAGAATAACCCCTTCGCCGCCGCGCTGCGCTTTCATGTAGAAGAGGCGATTGCCAATGGCGCGCGGGTGGCAGTGCTGATTTATGAAGGCGACAAAGGCATTGAGGTCGCCACCGTGCCGCAAAGCCGCGCGCTTGCTGTAGGGCTGATAGCCTTGGCGGATGACGCGCTACTGCCGGATGAACCTGACATAGAGGGAGATTGATCATGGTCCCGATTGTAACCGCCCTACTGCCCGCCTTGGGCACTCTAATAGACCGCCTGATCCCGGACCGCGCGGCGGCGGATAAGGCCAAGGCGGAAATGGAGTTGCAGCTTGTGCAGGCGGCCAACGCGGCTGCGATGGCGCAAGTTGAAGTCAACAAGATCGAAGCCGGGCATTCATCTGTATTTGTCGCCGGGTGGCGGCCTTTTATTGGTTGGGTCTGTGGCGCAGCCATGGCGCTCTATTACATTCCAATGGCCTTGGTTGGGACAGGCCTGTGGGTTTGGGCCTGCATTCAAGCTGGGGTCATCGTCCCGCGCCCTGAAATGGGCATTGCTGAAATTATCGGCTTGGTCATGTCGTTGCTTGGAATGGGGACGCTGCGCACAAGCGAAAAAATGCGCGGGGTGGCCCGGCAATGACCATATCCGCCCGTTGCGAATTACGCCTAGCAGGCGTTCATCCTGACCTGGTGCGGGTGGTGCGGCGTGCGGCGGAAGGCGGCGCGCTGTTCCGGGTGGTGGAAGGCGTGCGAAGCCTGGAGCGCCAACGCGACCTTGTGGCGTCCGGCGCATCACAAACCATGAACAGCCGTCACTTGACCGGGCACGCGATTGATATTGCGCCAATGGCGGACGGCGCGGTGTCCTGGAATTGGACGCATTTCTTTCCGCTTGCCGACGCTGTAGCCCGTGCGGCGGTCACTGAGGGCGTTCCTCTAATCTGGGGCGGCGCATGGGGCAGACTGGTGCAAGACTGGCCCCAGGGCAGCGCAAAACAGGCGCAAGCGGCCTATGTGGCAGAACGGCGGGCGGCAGGGCGCAAGCCGTTTTTAGACGGGCCGCATTTTGAGTTACCGGAAACGGTCTATCCGTAACGCAAACCATTTCGCTGACATCAGCAAAATGGTCGCGCTGTTGCGATAGAGTTAGACGGTTGCGCTTAGTTGAACCTTCAAGTATCGCTTGAAGGTTGCGCCGTTGCCCTTGCCCGTAGCGCAAAAGCGCATATCGCGAGGGCGGATGTTGCGGCTGGCGTGTCGTCTATCCAAGACACCGCTAGGCCTTTGGCAGGCGGATGCCCATAAGCGCAGGGCGGCCCGGCGCCTGTCGTGCTGACTGCCCAGCCCCACCCTTCCGGCACCAGCGTAACCGCCGCATCGAGGCTGGCGGTGAAACGTGGTGGTGGGCCGTCAGTCGCCAAAGCCGAACACCGCACTCCTTTTGGGTCGCGCCACCATTTTCTTTTTTCGAATTTTGCTTTTTCAAAACGATACCCAGCCGCTAAAGCAATCGCAAAATCTAATGAAGCATCCGGCCCGGCTGCCTGTTCGCAGCGTTCCGCAAGGGCGAGTAGGATTGCACGGTCAGTCATGGCTTCACCTTTTCCTCCCACTCAATTTCGGGTCCGTGGTAATTGTTATTTATAAGGTATTCGCCCGCATCCTTTTCATCCAAATCGTTAAGACTTGGTGAGTTACAGCACCCGCACCCCCAAATTATGAGACCATGCTTTCGGCTAAGCGCGGTCAACTCCTTCAAAAACGCCATTTTCCTTGCGTCATTATCTGCGTCATTATTGTCAGTCATTGTCTTGATCCTTCACGGCGGCAAGCACGGCATCGGCAAGCCATAGGCGCGTTTCCTCTTGCAGTGGGATCGCATCCCAAAACGCGGCACCGCCTTGAGTGTATTGGTCCGGCAGCGAGCGAAGGAACGCGTTGCTTCCAACCGCTGCCATTTGCCGCCATTTCTGTTTTAACTCTTCGCTCTTTTCCGCCCAACTTTCAGGCTTTTCTATGCCTTGCGTAAGCCTGAAGGCTTCTCGCCATAATTCTTCTGCCGCCTTCTCCAGCGCGGCGCGGATGGGGTCAGTCATGGCTTCACCTCATGCAGCGCGACGTGGGTAAGGTATGCCACGATGATCGCGCGCACCATGTTTGAAACCTCATGCTCAGGCACAGCGCGGCGCCTGCCTGTTACAGACCGCATCCACTGCTCCGCTTCCGTGTCAGCGACGGCAAGGGCTTCCTTGGTAATTGATGCGCGGATGGGGTCAGTCATGGCTTCACCCTTTCAAACGCCATCGCCCACACCCATGGGTTTGCCTCCCAGGCGCCGGGACCGTTGATCTTGTTCCACAAGCTGGCGAAGGCCCATTTGGGGCTGTGCAGCGACACGTCGCCTTCGGTTAGCGGAGCCTTAACTCCGCGTTTTGCGCCTGTCGCATAGTGGGATAACTGCCCGACCTCGCTCCAATCCATGCTCCACCCTGGATACCGGCGCTGAAAGCCGTTGCATGCCGGTCGCATCGTGGCGCCTTCCGCTTGGGCGTCAGCCTCTGAAATATCCTGCAACCGCTCCACCCGGATGTCCGTGATTCGCAGTGTGATGCGCGATGCCCATCGCGGCATGTGGATCGAGGGGCGCCCCCTGCCCCAGAAGTCTTCTTGGCGTGGCGTGGCAAGGTAATCCACGCAATAGGCAACATCGCCGCCCATCGCGCCATAAACCCGCGCAGCGTTCAGACTGTCGTAAGATTTGTGAACGCACCAAGTCTCCCGCACCCAAAGATAATCGCCGGGTTTTCCATAGGGGCAAGGATACGCGCTGGTCATCAGGCTTTCGCCGCCACTTTTCATGCGATACCAGCGCCCGGCATCGTCAACCGTTGAGGGCTGCGGCTTCATTACCCGCCGCGTTTGCGTTTTGCGGCCATCAAGAATGGCGCGGACCATCGGCGCGCTGAATAGGATTGGACGCTCACTCATCGCCTTCATCTTTCAGCGCGCGCATGGCGGCGGCGTTCCGGTCCATATCAAGGCGGTTCAATATTATCGCCAGCCGTTCCGCTTCTTCTGTTGTGATGCTCATTTCTTCCGCGCCTCCATCATTGCATCGGCTATTTCGTATATTTCCGCCGCTATTCTATCGGTAAATTCATAATTGGCGGATAGCAAACCCATCAGCGCCGCCATCGCAAATTCATCGCGCAGGGTTTTGGCTTCTGGCGCAAACGCATCGGCTGGCGGCGTGTCGCTGACATAGACTTCGGCAATGAGGTCATATTCATGTCCTAAACCAAGAACATAAGACCCGTTTTCATGCCATGTCATATCTGCCGCCATAAAAGTGCGGTCGCACCAAGTCACTCCGGTTAATGGCCCGACAACATCGCCGCGCCGCCTCCGATAATACGCGCCTTCACTGATTTTCATATCACCGCCCCCAAAACAGCCAGCGCCAGAATAGCGCCGCATATTGCCAAGATTGCCAGCGCCTGGCCGCGCGTGATCGGCGTGTATTGCCGATCAGGGCCAGGGCCGGGATATATGCCGCCGGTCATGTGCAAGGCTCCTGATGCAAAAGCTGGCCAGCGTTTTCGCAAAACTGAATGTGACGAGAAAGCCCCAAAGACGCTTGATCCAAAGCCCAATCAATCAATCCCGCCCGCATTTTAACGACATTTCGATGGCCTTCAGAAAACATAATGAAAGAGCGGGCCAAAAGATCAAACCGATCTTTGCCGGCGCTTGTTTGGCCGCTATCAATTTGGCGTATTAGCGCCATAGCTACAGGCGGCAGGTTATCCCGCAAAGACGAGAAACCGCTCATTAAGTCCAAAACATACTCTTCCTTTTCTCCCATAAGAATTTTGATAACTGCCGCAAGCTTTACGGGCGAGCTGGTCCTTTTTGTCTTGCCGTTTGCGGCGTCAGAAACAGCATGCATAGTTAGAAGGCAGGCTTCAAGAACACGCTTTTGATCGGCATGAGTTAAGGTGTTTGCCGATCTACCATTCAATAATCTTGCGCCCAAATAAGCAATCTGAGCGACTGCGGGGCTAACGCCTTGGTTGTCTGCAAAGCTGCGCCGCCTATGAGTATCCATAACGTCAAAAGACTCGTCAGGCACGTCAGTAAAAAGCCAAACGGGAACCTTGCCGCCCGTTTCTTTGATCGCCGTCAAACGATGCTGCCCGTCCATAAGGCGCCCCGTAACGGATACCGCTATTCCTTGGTGAGAAACCTTCCAGGTTCCAAGCAAAATTTCCTTTTTGTAGCTTTCGCAAGCGTGGCGGTTAAAGGGCCGGTTGACCCTGTTTTTTTTCAGCAACGCCTCTGCATATTCAGGCGTCATAATGACAAATTCTGCTTTCATGTGCTTCCTCCTCAGAACGGAATTTCATCGTCAAGCGCGCGGTCATCCGCAACGCTCCGGCGAGGCGCGTCATTGGCCGGCGCGTCACTGCCCCCATCGCCCCTGCCGCCGATCAGCGTAATCGCCCCGCCAAACCGTGGCAGCACAATCTCAGTCGTAAGGCGATCTTGCCCAGATTGGTCCTGCCATTTCCGGGTCTGCAACTGGCCTTCGAGATATACCAAAGAACCCTTGCGGAGATACTTCTCGGCAATACCGGCAAGATGTTCATTGAAGATCGCCACGTTGTGCCATTCGGTGCGCTCTTTCTGGTTGCCGTCGCTGTCCTTCCATCGCTCGGACGTGGCGAGGCTGAAATTCACCACCCTGCCTCCGTTCTGAAAATTGCGCACTTCCGGGTCCCGCCCCAAGCGCCCCAGCAAGGTGACTTTGTTGACGCTGCTCATTCTGCGATTTCCTTTTCAGTGATTTCGTCAAGACGTGCCGCAATCGCCGCGCGAATATCGGCAACGGTGTCAGGGTAACGCGCTTCCACCGTGGCGAAGGCGCCGGCGTTGGCGTCAGCCCATGCGCGCAAGGCGGCGGGATCATCAGCCAAAAGGCCAATCGCCTTCATGGCGGCGCGGTGCCATAGCTCAGGGCCTGCAAGCGCGTGTTCCTTGGTGTGGGGGTCAATGAACGGCAAAGGCGCCTCTGTGGCCTTCGCAGCGGGCGCTGGGGCGGTCGCCAGCGGCTTGACCGTGAAAGGCTTGCGCTTGGCTTTGGTGGCGGTCAGCGCCATTGTAGTCTCGCGCTGCAGGTGACTCATGTGCGATATGCGGATACCGCCAACTTCTACACCGCCAAACACCACCTGTTCATCGCGGTAGAGCGTCAGGGATCGTCCGACATAGGCCGCGCCGTCTGGTCCCCATAGGTTCACCAAAACCCGCCGCATAGATTTTCCCGGCTTGAACGGCTTGCCGCCGTCACCCTCAAAAGAAATCGAAACCGGCTGATCCCCTTCGCTTACCGAAACACCAGTAATGCGGATGGTAACAGGTCCGCCGATTAAGTCATCAGCGTTAAGCTGATCAGATTTCGGCTTGATCGTGCCGCGTAAGTCAATCATTGGACAAACTCCTCATCCATAGCCCATGCGGGCAGGTCAACCATCACAACATCCGGTGAATAGCCGGGCCAAATGCCGGTGCGCTCGCACTCGGCATATTCGGCTAAGGCGCGCATGACTTCGCGCTTGCCTTGCGCTACGGCGCCTGACGATAATTCGTAAATGCCGATCAGAAACGGCGGCGCGCGTTCCAGCGCAATAAAGATGAAGCGGTCAGCCTCAAAACCTCCAGGCGCGGCATTCACGCCGTGACGATAAAACGCTTCCTGCCAATGGTGACGCCAATTCGCCGCGCCGCGCGCAAAATCATCCGGGCTGGCGTCAACCGTTGTTTTCAAGTCCACAATAAGCCGCTCTTGCGGGCGCAATCCATCAACACGGCCACGGCAAGGCATTTTGGTTGCCTCGTCATTCCAGAAAACCGACGCCTCCGGCATTAACCCCGGCCCCAGCAATTCGCGCGCAGTCGGATGCGACATTACTGCGTCGCGCATAGTCGCCAATTCGCACCAATCGGCGCGCTTTATAAGCAATTTTCCTTCTGCCGCAGCTTCGGCTTCGGCGGCTTCCCATGCTTTGGTGCCGCGCCGATCAAGATCAGTCCAAGCATAGCGCGCCTCAAACAAATGCGGCTCCAACAAGGCGATATGAATCATCCGGCCAGCGTTCATCGCGGGGCTGTCTTTGGAGGGCACCAGCGCCTTCGCCGGGGCTTCTGCAAACCGCTTTAAGGTAGAGCATGATACCGCCTTGGTCGCGCGGTAATCGGCATCGGACATCTTAGGATAAATGCCGGGCGTCATCACACAAACCCCAACATCGCCAGCCAAACCAGCACAACCCATGCGATACCGTCAAACAGCCATTCAAAGGCGGCATTGACCGGGCCGGGGCCAATCGCCAGCGCCAGCGCCAGAATCAAGCACAGCGGCGCCAGGATCACAAACCATATTGCGCGTTCTGGGGTCATGATTTCACCTGCCTTTCGATTGCTTTCTCAAACATATTGAGGATGTCTTGCGTTTCATCGCCAAGCGGCGTTCCGGCGCGGGTGGCGGTCCAATGTTGACGCGCTTCGGCTATGTCAAAAAACCGGCAACCGGCTTTGATGTAAAAGTTTTCCTGGCAATGCCACAAGAAAAACTCATAGCCATCTGACCGCGTGGCGCGGCGCAAAATGCCGATAGCGGTTTTGTTGTTGTTGATTTTGGCGCCGACGAGGCTGGCGCGGTAAAGGCTGGCGCCGCGAAGGCTGGCGCCGTCAAGGTTGGCGCCGACAAGGCTGGCGCCGACGAGGCTGGCGCGGTAAAGGCTGGCGCCGCGAAGGCTGGCGCCGTCAAGGTTGGCGCCGACAAGGCTGGCGCCGACGAGGCTGGCGCGGTAAAGGTTGGCGCCGCGAAGGCTGGCGCCGACAAGGCTGGCGCCGTCAAGGCTGGCGCCGTCAAGGCTGGCGCCGTCAAGGTTGGCGAGCTTTCCGCCCTTGCCTTCAATCCATAATTTGTGATCCGCCAGAACAGCGGCAATTTCCTCTCGGGTCATTGCGCGCCATCCCGCCGCATGTTCGCGGCATCAATCGCGCGATAGAAAGCGCCATTGACCGCGTCATCTTCGGCGCGGCGCTTCGCTTCCTCAGTCAAAGTGCCGGCGGTATCGCAAAGCTGCTCAATAGCGTTATCAATCGCCTCACGTGCGATTGACCCTGCCACATCAAAGCGTAGGTCAATAAGCTGCGCCACCATTCGCTCGAATTGCAGCATGGCGGTCCAAGCGGTGGTTGCGGCCTCGTGCCAATCGCCGCGCCTGTCATTTGGGCAGGCTTCCAATTCGGCGCGGCATTTCGCCAAAATTACCAGCGCCTTATGCTGCGCCGGCGCCTCACCTGGTTGTTGCGGTAGGAGTTTGAGCATTGCGGGTTCCTGTTCGGGTTGCGATACGCTTACCCTATGCCCTGCCGTGGCGCGTGTCAAACATAAAATAAATGCGCTGTCCTTTTTTTTATGATTGACACGTGTCCGCGCCTTGCGTTAGGGTTACGTCCCATGACAGTTTCAGACCTTATCCATCATGCAGGCGGCACGCGAAAACTAGCGGAAACGCTAGGCTGTCGCCCGAATGCCGTCGCAAATTGGCGCTTTCAGGGCGTCCCGTATAAGCATCACGCGCGCCTGCGGGCCATGCTGCGCCGACGCGTCCCAAGCCAAGCGCTTTCCGAGGCGCTGGAATGGAGACCTGCGAAGTGAATAATTACGATTGGACGCGCGAAAGCATCGCCACCCTGCGCCAGCTTTGGGATCAGGGCCTTACTGCAACCGAAATTGGTTGCAGGATGGGCCTTAATAAAAACCAGGTCGTTGGCAAAGCGCATCGTGAAGGCTTCCCCAGGCGCCAGCCTTGCAACGCGCATCATGCCAGCGTCAAACCGACTACGGATCAGCAGCGCCAGATTGTGCGCGACTTGTGGCACACGGCGTCCTATGAGCGCATCGCGCAATGCACCGGCTTGGGCCAGCGGCGCGTCAAAGACTTGGCGCGCGAATTGGGCCTGCCAGAGCGTGATCCATCCTTAGCGCACATGCTTTCCGCAAGCGCGCAAAGAAAAAGCCGTGCCGTGGTGGCGCGGCCTGCCGCCCGTAATAATCGAGAACTCCCCCGTTCCGATACGCGGGCGGCTTTTCCATCGCGGCCAGGTGCCGCTTCTGTCTCCGGCGTCTCCTCCCCCGCCGTTGAGCGCCAGGCTTCTTCCCGGCCTGAGCGAAACTTGCCCGGCGCTGGCGCTGATGAAGCGCCGCGCCGGGTCTTTTCGGATACGCAATGCCAATTCATATATGGCGATGATCGGCGCGCATATCGCTTTTGCGATGCGCCATGCGTAGCGCGCGATAATGGCGCGCCTTCGCCATATTGCGCGGAACATTATGCGGTATGCCTGATTTCCCTGCCCAAAGCCGAGGCGGCGCGGAAGGCGCAACGTGCGGCGACTTGGGGACGGTTGCGCTTGCAAGTGGCGAGCGCTTGGCGGTAACCAATTTTCACAACAACCAGCAACCAAAGAGGAAAAGATGAACCACATAAACAAAGCCGGTCTTTTGGATTCCGGCGCCTATCTCGAATTTCTGCAAAGCAAGTTTCGCTTTGGTGCGGAACATGGCTTTTCAGTGCCACGCAATGCGATAACGCCGCTTGCCAAGCCTCACCAAGCGGACCTTATTCAATGGGCTTGCCGAAAGGGACGCGCGGCGATTTTCGCCAGCTTCGGCCTTGGCAAATCTATCATGCAACTTGAAATCGCGCGGCTGATGTTGGCAGAAGTCGGCGGGCGTGGCCTGATCATCATGCCGCTAGATGTGCGCCATGAGTTTATGGCGGATGCTGCCATGCTTGGCATTCAGGTGAAGTTTATTCGCAGCACTGAGGAAATCGGCGGCGCTGGCATTTACCTAACAAATTATGAGAGCGTGCGCGAAGGCAAGATTGACCTTTCGCTTTTCACGGTGGCGAGCCTGGATGAGGCGAGCGTGTTGCGGTCCTACGGATCGAAAACCTATCAGGTTTTTATTGATCTGTTTCAGATTGTGCCATATCGCTTTGTCGCCACGGCTACGCCTTCGCCAAACCAATACAAGGAGCTGATTCATTACGCGGGCTTCCTTGGCATTGCCGATACGGGCCAAGCCCTGACGCGGTTTTTCCAGCGCGACAGTGAACAGGCGAACAATCTGACGCTCTATTTGCACATGGAAAAAGAGTTTTTTCTCTGGCTTCATTCATGGGCCGCATTTGTCCAAAAGCCGTCTGACCTGGGCTATTCTGATGAGGGCTATTCCTTGCCCGAATTGGTAGTGCGCTGGCACGAGGTGCCGGTGGATAGCCTGCAAGGCAAGGTGGAGCGCGACGGGCAGGGTGTATTGATCACCGATGGCGCAGTTGGGCTGGCGCGTGCGGCAGAGGAAAAGCGCAACACATTGGAGCGTCGCATTGCAAAAATGTGCGAGATTGTGAACGCCTCGCCGGATGAGCATTTTATTTTGTGGCATGATCTTGAAAGCGAACGCCATGCTATTGGCGCGGCATTGCCGGAAGCGCGGGCCGTTTATGGGTCACAAGATGACGAAGATCGCGCCCGAACCATTATGGATTTCAAAGAGGGCAAGCTTAGGTTGCTGGCGACTAAAAAGGAAATCAGCGGATCAGGCGGCAATTTCCAGCGCTTTTGCCATAGGGCAATTTTTGTCGGGATTGATCACAAATTCAATGACTTTGTGCAAGCTATCCATCGCATTCACCGCTTTTTGCAACCGCACCCTTGCGAGATTGACATTATCTTTGCGGAGACTGAAAGGCCTGTCCGGGAAAGCCTAGAGCGCAAATGGGGCGAGCATCGGGAATTGACGGAGCGCATGTCTGACTTGATCCGGGAGCATGGCCTTGCGACGGCAGGAGTTGAAGCCGAACTCGCCCGCACCATCGGAGTTGAGCGCAAGGAAGCGCGCGGCGCCGGGTGGACCGCCGTGCATAATGATACGGTGCTTGAGGCTGACCGGATGGAAAGTGATAGCGTGGACCTGATCGTTACTAGCGTTCCTTTCGGCAATCATTATGAGTATTCCGAAAGCTATGAAGACTTTGGCCACAATTCCGATAATGGCCGTTTCTTTCAGCAAATGGAGTTTCTAACGCCTAACATGCTTCGCATTCTGAGGCCGGGGCGCCTAGCCTGCATCCATGTCAAAGATCGGATCAGATATGGCAATGTGACGGGCCTTGGAATGCCTTCCGTCGAGCCGTTTCATGTCGATTGCATTCAGCATTACCGGCGTCACGGCTTCGTTTATATGGGCATGATAACGGTGGTGACGGACGTTGTGCGGGAAAACAACCAGACTTACCGACTGGGCTGGACGGAGCAATGTAAAGACGGCAGTAAGATGGGCGTAGGTTGCCCTGAGTATGTGTTGCTTTTCCGCAAGCTTCCAAGCGATACCAGCACGGCCTATGCCGATGTGCCGGTGGTGAAGGATAAGGCGCAATACACGCGCGGGCGCTGGCAAGTTGACGCTCACGCATTCTGGCGCAGCAGCGGCAATCGTTTTCTGACCGCCGATGAACTGCTTGGCTTTGGGCCTGATGTATTGGCAAAGCATTTCACATTGATGACGCGGGAACGGATTTATGATCACGGCGCGCATGTTGCGGTGGCAGAGGATATGGACCGGCGCGGCGTATTGCCGGCGACCTTCATGGCGGTTGCGCCTGGCTCGCATGATCCTACGGTTTGGGATGATGTTATCAGAATGCGGACCCTCAACGGCGCTCAAGCGCAGCGCAATCTGCAACAGCATGTTTGCCCGTTGCAGTTTGACATTGTGGAAAGGCTCATCAATCGCTACACCAATCCGGGAGAATTGGTTTATGATCCTTTTCATGGTCTCGGCACGGTATCCTATTGCGCTTTGAAGCTGGGCAGGAAAGGCGCCGGGGTGGAACTCAATCATGAGTATTGGACAGATAGCCTGCGCCATTTACGGGAAGCCGAGCGTGAAGCTTCTATGCCTTCGCTTTTCGATGTTGCAGAAATCGCGGCGGTCGCATCATGACCCCCGCCTTCATCCTGCTTTTCCTAATCTGCCCAGCCGAGGGCGCCATGTGCGAGGAAGGCCATGTCGCGCATCGCACATGCGCGGCGGGTGAGGCATACATGCGCGAAGGGCTACAAGACGGGCAATCGCTGCACGTTACGGAATGCCTGACGGTGGCGGAGTTTAAGGAAAGGGAGAAAGAGCGATGACCAGTGACGAATACCGCGCTTTGGTGGAAGCCGGGCCTGCCGTGGTGATGGTGGCGAAAGAGGATATGCTAAGGCTGGTGGATTTGGTAAAGGAACTGGAAAAGATTGTTGCAGAATTGAAGGCAGCGCGATGACCCCCGCAACACCACAACGCGCCCGCAAGCTGACGGATGATCAGGTGCGGGAAATTCGCAGCAACACCATATCCGGGCCGGTGCTGGCGAAGCACTACGGCGTCACCCAAAAGGTTATCTGGAGCATCCGTAACCGGCAAAGCTATCAGCATGTGAAGGACACGCCATGATCATCGGAATTGACCCCGGCGCCAAAGGCGCGCTCGCTTGGTTGTCAGGTGATGGGCACCTCATCGCAGTCCAGGACCTGCCTTGGATCAAGGGACACGGCTTGAATGCTGCAAGCTTTGCCGCATGGATTGAGTTGCGCGATGACATCCGCCATGCATTTGTGGAGCGCGTGGCATCTCGCCCTGGGCAAGGGGTGGTCTCGGTATTCACCTTTGGGATGAATTACGGGCAGATTATCGGCGTTCTAACTGGGCTGAAAATCCCGGTGACGCTTATAGCTCCGACAAAATGGAAGCCTGCTGTCGGGCTTCCTACCGGCAGCAATAAGGCAGCATCACGCGCCCGCGCGGCACAGCTTTGGCCAGGCGCGGCGGATAGTTTTGCCCGCGTCCGGGATGATGGCCGGGCCGAGGCGGCGCTTATTGGGATGTATGGCGCCCGCACACTTTCGACGGGGTCCAAATAAGGACATGTCCGGTGCGATGAACGATGAACCCCTCCCTTCCACCCTAGAGCAGCACCTCGCCTTTTACGCGCGGTTTCTGCATAATCTGCAAACCCGCGTTCCGGACCCGGTGGAAGACGCGGAACGGGAGGCGCATTTTGAGACATGGAAGCGGAAAGGCGCCAAACGGAAATGAGCCTGACCCAAAGCGCCATCTGGCTTGCCCAGGAAATGCGCCTGCCGGTATTCGCCTGCGGGCCGGACAAGCGCCCGGTAACGCAACACGGCTTCCATGACGCCACGCATGACACGGCAGAGATTGAGCGCCAATTCGCCATGCCTGGCGCGGCCATGATCGGCGTTCCCACAGGCGACACGTCCGGCTTTTTCGCGCTTGACCTAGACGTGAAAAACGGCGGCGGCGGATTGGAATGGCTGGCAGCAAACCAGCATCGAATACCGGACACGCGCCGGCACCGCACTCGATCCGGCGGGGTTCACCTGCTATTCGCCATGCCGGAAGGCCGCACGATCCGCAATAGCGCCGGGCGCATCGCGCTTGGCGTGGACGTGCGCGGCAACGGCGGCTACATCATCGCGCCACCAAGCCCAGGCTATCTGGTGGATCAGGCCATCGCGCCCGCGCCCGCGCCGGCATGGTTGCTGGACCTCATAGACCCGCCCAAAGCCCCAGAAGCGCCGCGCCCGGCACCTGCGCCGCGCCAATCCGGCGATGGCACAAGATACGGCCTAAGCGCCTTGGACAATGAGTGCCAGGCCATCCTGAGCGCGCCCGACGGGGCAAAGCATGACACCCTAAACCGCGCGGCGTTCTCGATCGGCGGCCTAGTCGCGGCAGGCGAATTGATTGAGGGACCAGCCTTCGCCGCCTTAACCTCTGCCTTGGCAGGCATCCGGCACCGCTGCGATGATTTCCGGTCAGCCGAGAAAACCCTACGCGACGCATTCCGGGCCGGCATGGCAAAGCCGCGTGAAAACCCGCCGCGCCTGATCCGCCGAATTGTCGAGGAATACACCCCCACCCGCCCGGAGCCGCCGCCGCTTGATCAAGCGCCCGACCATTGGAGCGCGGAGCCGGAGCCGGACATAGGCCTGCCGGTGGAAAAAATGGAAGGCACCAGCGGCGCCGGTAAATCCACCGGCCTGCCGCTGATCTATTTCCAGGACGTCAAGCCTGCCCTTAAGGCTGAAGACTTTGTCGAAGGTCTGATCATTAAGGCGGCCATGTCAGTGATTTATGGCCCGTCCAACTGCGGCAAGACTTTCTTTATGACGGACCTGGCCCTTCACGTCGCGCTTGGCTTGGAATGGCGCGGGCGTGAGGTAGAGCGCATGGGCGTGATTTACTGCGCTATGGAAGGCGCGCATGGGATACAAAACCGGGTAGCAGCTTTTGCGATGGCGTGCGGGCTAACTGGGCAGGAAATCCCGTTCGCTATCATCCCGGTGGCATTGAATTTGCTAGACCCCAAGGCTGACACGTCCCGGCTGATCGACGCAATCATGGCGGCAGCCGAACGCATGGCAATTCCGGTAGGGCTTGTGGTGATGGATACGCTGAGCCGTGCGATGGCGGGGGGCAACGAAAACAGCGCAGAGGATATGGGCGCACTGGTAGTCAATTCTGACCGGATCAGGCAGGCCACCGGCGCGCATGTAGCCTGGATACACCATAGCGGCAAGGACCAAGCCCAGGGCGCAAGAGGCCATAGCCTGCTGCGCGCGGCAACCGATACCGAGATTGAGATTAGCCGAGCGGATAGCGAAAGCCCGTCCATCGCCAAGGTCACCAAACAGCGCGAATTGGAAATCGACGGCGTGTTTGGCTTTACGCTCAAGCGCGTGGAATTGGGCCTAAACCATCGCGGGAAGCCGGTCACGTCATGCGTGGTCGAGGCTACCGATGACCGGCCCGCCAAGCCTCGTATGAGCCTCACCAATGGCGAGGCCATGGCCCTGCGTATCCTGCATGACGTGATGGCGACGCAACCCTGCCAGGTGCCATTTCAGGCCGCAGAAGCGGGGGTGAAATCGGCAACTAGTAAGCACGCATGGCGCGAGACATTTTTTGCTCGCTCAACTGCTGAGACGCACGAGGCAAAGAAAAAAGCATTCAGCCGGGCCGCCGATGGGCTGGCACAAAAGGGCCAAATAGGGGTTCACCATGACACGGTTTGGGCGGTCTGAAATGGTAATCGCGCGCAACCAACTATCACTTTTTACCCCTGAAACTAGCCGGGACATACCGGGACAAAACGGGACAAAACGGGACATTTTAGGCGGGGGCGAGGGACACATAACGGGACATTCTATCCCCCCCCCCCTAAAGGGGGGGGGATTTTGTCCCGGTGTCACGGGTCGGGACATGTCCCGGTCCAGTCCCGTCCCGGCTGAACGAATTACAAAGCGCAACGAAAGAGAAGAAGGCAATTTTGACCCCGCCCGGAACTTCCCCACCAAGGCCAGCCTGGATGCCGCCTGGGCGGAATACAATGGGCGATGGGAAGCCTGGGAAGCGGCAGGCAAAATCGGAGAGGAACCCCACCTTCCAGCGGGGATGCTTTCGGCAATGGCCGATCGACTAATCCCCCGCCGTAACCCGCACCAGGGCAAGCGGTGGCGCTGATGGACCTAACCCCGGCCCAAGTCGCGCGCGCCCATGCGGACGAGGCACTTGCCGATGAATGCCAGCGCCGCGCCAGAGAGGCCCAGAAGGGGCTAGAGCATCCGAACCTAGACCTACCTAGCCGGGAATACCTGGAAGCCCTTGTAGCCCGTTTTACGGCCCTTGCAGGCCGGTTACGCGGCATAACCCCATGACAGGAGCCTTTAGCCATGCCCAAGCCCAAGAAACGCCTCCAGCAAGGCGCCGAAGCGGACCTAGGGCCATCCGTCCGGGTGGCGCGCGGGGACGTCGCAGTTGGCTTCCGGGCAGACCCGGATCAACCTAGCCGCACGGTCAAAGGCGCCCGCGTCCGGGTTTGGTATCACGCCGAATGGTGCGAGGGCAGGCTCACAGACGCCGAACACGAGGCGGCGGATCGCTACAGCCTATGGAGCGAGGAAGCCGAGCTACTGCGCCATGGCAAGCCGCGCGGCGCCGGTATAGGCGGCGGCGGATATACCGGGCCAGGCGATAGACTGGTATGGCTTCTGGCGCAGCTCCGGGCAGCAGATGAGGCAATGGCGCAATACTGCGCGGCAGTTCGGTGGGCCATCTGCTGGAACCTGACGCCTAAACACCCCGAGGCCGTGCGGACAGGATTGCGCCGCTTGGCCGAATTTTGGGGCATGTAAAAAAATGCGCGCAATGCGTTTTTTATGCTTGACCGCGATGCGCGTTTTGCGTATAAGGATTGCACCGAGGCGATGGTGCCCGGTAACGAGGAGATAACCCGATGACAAACGCAATTGCCGCTAAAATTATTGTAAATTCTGCCTTGGAAGAAATGGCCCGCACAAGCGGCGCCGAAATTGGCGAAATCTTAACCGTCATGCTGGCCTCCCCCGATGGCGCCGCTGCGGTTCGCTTTCGTAAGCTGGTGGCGCTTGGCACTAAGACCCTCGCGCCATGACCCCCACGCACTTCCGCCAATGCCTAACCCTGCTGGACTGGACCCAACGGGGACTAGCCCGGCAGCTAGGCTATGCCGAAGGAACCGTCCGGCAATGGGCGCGCGGGGCTATGCCTATCCCTGACGCGGTAGCCGATTGGCTTGCGGCACGGGCGGATCATGCCGAGGCTACGCCAGCGCCTATCAGAAAAAGACTTGACAAGCCCGCTTAGGGCTTGTAAGCGCGATTTATTGGTTAAAGTTGTGTCCGGAGCCCAAAAGGCTACCGGGCTTTTTAACGCCCTCGGCTTTCTCAACGCCTGACCGGGCCGGCGTATCGCTCATTCCAGCGCAACAGCGTCAACGCGGAGCCGAGGCGCAGTCATTGCCCGCGATGGAATGGACCCGGATGACCTACTACCAGACAGCCGAGTGGAAGGCGCTGCGCCTCGCCACCCTGCGCCGCGATGGCTTCCGATGCGTCATACCAGGCTGCGGCGCCCGCGCCTCAGTCGTGGATCATATCAAACAGCGCGAAGCAGGCGGCGCCGATGCCCTGCCAAACCTGCGGAGCCTCTGCCAGCGTCACCACAACATGCGCCCGCGCCTGTTTCAGGGCCGTGTGGCGGGTTGCGACGTTGAAGGCTGGCCGATACCAGCCCAGCCCGCCAAACCCGCCCAGCGCCCGCGCTTTGGCCGCGCGAAGGGGTAGGGGGGGCAAAATCTCGGGCCGGGGGGCGGACAC